AGCTGCTTTTGTAAAACGAACCCCACATACAACAAGGATTCACATGACTACTTTAGCATCTTCCTCTCCATCTCCTCAAATTGAATTAACTGACTTAGTGACCGGTCCAGAAAACGAGCTATTTATTGACTCAAGAATTGTAGCCGCTAAGTTAGATGTTAACCACTCAGATTGGGTTCAAGATACAGTCAAGAAGTACCAGACCCAGTTGGAGCAAGAGTTTGGAATACTCCGGTTTCAAACCGGAGAAATAAAAGGTAAAGGGCAGCCAGAAAAGTTTGTCTATCTCACAGAAGACCAAGCTTTATTCCTCTTAACACTTTCCAGAAACTCAAGAGTAGTTGTTCAGTGCGAAGCTAATTTAGTTAAAACTTTTGCACAAGCTAGACGGGACTTGGAAGGTCGGAACAAGCCACAAGAGACCATTAAACTACCTACAGACCTGCTAGAGTCCTTGAAGCTTTTAGTAGTTGTAGAGACAGAGAGGAAAGCTTTAGCCGCTGCTAATGAAAAGCTACAAGCTGCCACTGCTGAACTTCAAGCTGTCAACGCTGAACTAGCACCTAAAGCTGAAGCGGCTGATATCCTATTAGGAGTACATCAGGCTGTTACTTTTCAGGAAGCAGCGCAAGTTATGGGCATCCCTAATATAGGCAGAAACAACTTGTTCAAGGCTTTGGTAGAACTAAAACTAATCATTGATACCCAACATCCATATCAGAAGTATGTTGATCAGGGCATCTTTGTAGTTAGAGAGACTCAAACAAATTGGGGCATTATCCCACAGATTTTAATAACTCAAAAAGGTTTGCAGTACATCATTCCTTTGTTAAAGGAGCATGGTATGAAGTCTTCAAAGATCATTGATAGGGTCGCCGACAGCTTCAGACTCACCCCAAAAGCCATATAGAAGATTAAAGCCAACCTTACACAAAACAATAAAGCGATGATAACCACAACAACTACAATCAGACTGCCACAAAAGCTCAAAAACGAATTAGAAGAAACCTGCAAGGAACTAAAGATAGGACAATCACCAGCCATCGTACTTGCTTTAATAGCCTGGATAGACCAACATAAAGGCAGAGCAACGAAAGACTGAATATAAGTTAATAAACAGAGCCCTTGACCATTCATTCATTGGTCAAGGGCTCTGTTTTGTCTGGGTCATTTATCAAGCCGACGCTGCACATCTTTAACCAACTCTTTGGTCTCCTGTAGCTTCTCAAGTACAGTTTCCACCTTAGTAATGATATTCTCGTGGGAAACAGCATTAACTCGGTTGGCTTCGGAGATATCGCAAACAAGCTCAGACAAGCCCCGCGATACCTCTTTAAGCGACTCAGTGCCTTTCTCAACTCGGTCAGCAGCCCCGGCAATTAGCTTTCCTACCCCTAAATACTTAGCTAAAGCAATAGCCCCAACCATAGCTAGTAGTACCCCAACAGAGATACCCCCGCTTTGTAGGAGCATCTGTTCTAGAAGACGCTCCTGAAACTGCGGGGGTACAGATATTACTGAATGAACAGGTGGACTGTTTGCAGCCCCAATTCTTTGATTAGCAATTATCATTATCTTTTTTTACAACTACATCTTACTCAAATATACTTAAATATTTCTTCTAAACAAAGCTTCCGTATTATGGTGAAAACAACTATAATTAGATTATAGGCAGTTTATAGTTAATATCTATGGGACTTTGGTCAACCACTCGTGAGTTTGTAGCCACCTTCTTCGGTCAAAACAAGAAGGTTGGTAGGCGTTCGTATGCTGGCGCAGTTCACAGTAGGTTGACCGCAGACTGGTTTGCCTCTGGAACCAGTGCCGATAGTGAGATTCGAGGCAGCATAACTGCTCTGAGAAACCGTTCACGACAACTTTGCCGGGACAACGATTATGCCCGGAATGGTCTTAGAACCTTAGTTGTGAATGTAATAGGCTCCGGGATACCCTTCCAGAGCCAAGTGAAGCTGAAAGGCTCCGACAATCTTGACGAGGCTACAAACTCTCTTATTGAACAGACTTGGCAGGGCTGGGGTCATAAGAAATACTGTGACACCGCTGGGCGACTCTCTTGGGCACAAATCCAACAAGTAGCTTTGCGAACTGTAGCTGAGTCGGGTGAAGTTCTAATACGGAAGGTTCGGCAGCCCTTTGGTGGCAGCAAGATACCGCTGGCTTTAGAACTAATAGAACCAGACCTACTGGACGAAAACCACTCTGGCAACCACCTCGGTAATGAAATCAGAATGGGGGTTGAGGTTGACCGCTGGAATCGTCCTGTAGCTTACTGGCTGAAGACTCGGCATCCTGGCGATTATCAGTTCAATGGAGCTACCGAGGCTGCCCGCCTTGAGAGAATACCTGCTGATGAGATTATTCACTTATTTATTACAGACCGTCCTGGACAAACTCGTGGTGTTCCTTGGTTGCACAGCGGCGCTCGGAGACTTAATGATTTAGGTGCTTACGAACAAGCTGAAATTGTATCGGCTCGTGGCAGTGCCTCAATTATGGGTTTCATAGAGTCAGCAGACCCCGACAGTATGGTTGATGACACTGAGAATGGTCAGTCTATCACTGAATTAAGTCCAGGTGCGATCGCTAAACTTGCTCCTGGAGAAAAGTTTAATGGGTTTGCACCATCAAGACCAGCAACAGGCTTTGAGGGGTTTGTCCGACAGGCATTACGCGGCGTTGCCAGTGGATTAGGAATCTCTTACGAAAACCTATCTTCTGACTACTCCCAGTCCAACTATTCAAGTAGCCGCCTCGCACTTCTATCTGAGAGAGACAACTACAAAGTCTGTCAGCAATGGTTAATAGAAGAGCTACACCAAGCTGTATTTGAAGCCTGGTTAGAACTAGCTGTAATGTCTGGTGTTCTTAACTTCAAGGATTATGAAATTAATCCTAGAAAGTACACAAGCGTTAAATGGCAGCCAAGAGGTTGGAGTTGGGTTGACCCACAAAAAGAAGTTAACTCAGCGGTTACTTCTATTAACAATGGACTCAGCACAATAACAGACGAACTAGCCAAGCAGGGTCTTGATATAGAAACAGTTCTGAAGACCCGCAAACGAGAGTTAGACCTAGCCCAATCATTAGGCTTGGTGCTGTTTTCCCCTGCACAAACACCCACAGTAACTGTTGAGGAACTTCTAGCAACACAAGTGGGAGGGAACCAATAATGCTGACTTCTAAAAGAAAACTTATGAAACCAAAAGGTAAGGGTTTTACCCCCACTAAACAAAAAATAGAATTAACTATAGAAAGTGTTGAGACTGTAGAGATTATCGAGGCATTAGAAAGTGCTGAGACTATTGAAGCTGTTGAACCCACCCTCATCCCTGATGAGCAATTAGAAGTAGCTGTAGAGCCTTCTAATGATGGTGAGAAGACACTAATCTTAGGAAAGCACTCTGTCAGTACAACTTCAGTTAGTTATCGCTCTGTCTCCTTCGAGAGAGCTGTAGTTAACCAAGAAGAACGGACTGTAGAAATCCCTATCTCTAGTGAATATGCAGTAGATAGAGGTTGGGGTGTTGAAGTTCTTGAACATACCCCAGAGGCTGTTGATTTAACCAGGTTAAATAACGGGGCTAATTTACTTTTTAATCATGACTCAGATGACTACATTGGAGTTGTACTGACAAGTTATTTAAAAGGTAATCGTCTCTATGCCAAGTTGTATTTTGATGTTCACCCAAAAGCTGACCAAATATGGAAATCAGTTGTTGCTGGTGTACTCAAAAATGTCTCCATTGGCTACCAGATTGAATCTGTCAGGGAGGAAACAAGCCGGGGCATTACTACCTACTATGCGAGCCGCTGGTGTCCCCTAGAAGTAAGTATTGTCACTATACCTGCTGACCCTTCAGTTGGTATTGGCAGAACCTTAACAGGAGACGCTCAACCTCTAACCCTTAGTACACCTCAACCATTAGAAGTAATACAGGAAAACCCTATGACTACAGAGACTGTTGATTTAAACGAAGTTCGCCAACAAGAGCGTGAGCGCATCAACTCTATTGAAGCTCTTTGTACCAAACATAACCAGAGCCGTGAATTTACAGCTAAGTTGGTTAATGAAGGTGCATCTATTGAACAAGCACGCAGTGAAGTATTAAATATGTTATCCAACGAACAACAAGCACCAGTCCAAGCCCCAATTGAAGCTTTAGGCTTGAGCCGTAAAGAAGAAAAGGCTTACTCCATCCGCAAAGCTATTGTGGCTGCTCTTGACCGTGATTGGAGCAAAGCAGGTTTTGAGCGTGAATGCTCTAATGCCATTGCTGAGAAGCTTGACAGAGCTACAGGTGGTTTCTTCGTTCCTGTACGCGACTTACAAGTTCCTATGCAACGGGCTACTTTAAGCACTGGCACGGCAGCTACAGGTGGAAACTTAGTAGCTACAGAATTAAACTCCGGTCGTTTGATTGAGTTCTTACGCAATCGTTCTTTGGTTCTGAGAATGGGTGCTGAGATGTTGTCTGGGTTGGTCGGTAATTTAGACATCCCAACTGAAGATGGCATCAGCAACATCTACTGGGTAGCTGAAAACGCTGGCGTAACCCAGAGTGATCAGACCTTCGGTAAGGTAAGCTTCAGACCAAAAACACTAGGGGTTAAGTCCGCGTTTACCCGCCAGATGTTGCTCCAAACTTCTGATGACATCGAAGCACGGGTAAGACGTAATCTCAGCCAGTCCATCGCTACTGGTATTGACGTTGCTGCAATCAACGGTTCAGGTGCATCTGGACAACCTACAGGTATCTTGAATACCGCCGGTGTAGCAACTGTGTTTTTAGGTACAAACGGTGCAGTTCCTACTTGGGCTTCTATCGTTGCTTTAGAAACCGCTATCGCTAACGGTAATGCTGACGTAGGTTCTCTCGGTTACTTAACCAACTCCAAGGTACGCGGCAAGCTGAAGACCACACTTCGCAACCCAGCAGGTACTGATTCTACTTGGGTTTGGGAAGACTCGGCTGGCTCTGACTACTCAATGGGTAAGCTAAACGGCTACATGGCAGGTGTTTCCAACAACGTTCCCTCCAACCTAACCAAAGGTTCAGGTACTGCTTTAAGCTCCATTATCTTTGGTAACTTCCAAGACTTGATGATCGGTGAGTGGGGCATTTTAGAATTGCTTCCTAACCCATACGGTGCTGGCTATGACGCTGGTACTGTTGAAGTTCGCGCCTTGCAAACCATTGACATTCAGGTTGCTAGAGCTGCCAGCTTTGCCAAAATCATTGATGCTATCACCGTGTAGTTAATCTGGGTGTGGGTTAAAACCTCACCCTTACACCTTTATTGGAAGAGACAAATATGAAGAAGTATCTGGTCAAAGCAGGGAAGTTAATAGTTCATGGAGGTGTTCAGTTTCCCGAAGGTCAAACAGTAGAGCTTGCAGATAATGTAGCCGCTGTTCATGGAGCAAACATTGAACTGTTACCTGAGCCTAAACCAAAAGCTAAAAATAAACCTGTGAACGAAGAGGGAGAAGCTGAAGATGCTTAATGAGGATTTATCTATTTTCTTTGATGTGGAAGGTTTTGCAGAGACAGCCACAATCGGCGGTGCTACCTACCCCTGCATCTTTGACGATAGTTATTCCTTGATGGGCATTGGGTCTGATGGTAGGCAGATTACAGCCTGCTTTAAGAGTTCTGATATTGCCCAAGCCAACGTTAAGCACAAGACTTCACTAACCATCCGGTGTAAGTCCTACACAGTTAAGAGCGTCCAGCCTACTGGAGACGGCAAGCTAACAGATTTGGAGCTTAACGAAGCATGAAGCGTATAGCCATTATGGAGGCGTTAGGAGGCTTACTAGAGACAATAACTGTTGCTAATGGCTCTAACACCGATTTAGGTCTAAACCTGCTCTACTGGCAAGACTACGCCACAGAGTATGAAGAAGACGCTCTTATCTACAGAGATGGGGATGAGGACATCACAGAAGCTGGTAGCAATCATGAGTACGTCTTACACACAGAAATAGAGGCTCACAGCTTCGATGAAAACCCTGGACTAAGAGCCAACAGATGCTTGCAGGACATCATTCTTGCCATTGGTAAAAACATCACCTTCTCTGGTCTAGCCTCAAAAATAACCTTACTAGGTTCTGAGACTGAGGTTGAGACGGATGGTAAGAGTGCCTGCAAGGTCTTAGTTAAGTTAGATATCCACTACCGCACACCTAGATTTAATCCTTAGAAGGAACTATAGAAAATGACTGAAAGATATTTTGTTGGTAAAGGTAAAGTTTTACTCGCATCTATTAACTCTCTGGGTGTCACCACAGGTTATGAATGGTTAGGAAACTGCCCCTCCTTAGTCCTAAACACTGAGGAAACCAGAGTTGAGCATAAAGAATCCTACACAGGTAAGAACCTAACTGACAGCATTGTTGCCACCGGGCAGAGTGCTACTGCAAGCTTCACTATTGATGAATACACCAAAGAGAACCTAGAGAAGTTTTTGTTTGGTACAAGCACCCAGAGCGCGGCTGCCACTGTAACCTCTGAGGCTTTACTCGGATACCCAGGTAAGTACACAGCTCTTACCAGAATCAACCTTACTGGCTTTACGAGCTTAACAAACGTGGGGGCTACCACAACCTACGTTCTGAACACCGACTACCGAGTTGATTTAGGTGCTGGTTTAATCTACGTCATCCCAGGTGGAGCAATCACCGAGGGGTTGGCGTTGAGAGCTAACTACGCTGCTGGTTCTTCTGAACAAATTAGCGCGTTTACCAGCAAGCCTAAGTATTACTCATTGATGTTTGCAGGTTTAAACCAGGCGGAAGATAACAAACCAGTAATCGTTGAAGCTTACCGCTTTAGACCTAACCCTATCGGCAGCATCGAGTTGATCACCGATGAGTTTGGAAACTTAGAGATTGAAGGGATGCTGGCTTACGACTCCACCCGTGACACCAATACTGCAGACGGTGGTTTCTTCAGAATCAGACAGACCCAACAAGCATAGGAGTTGAGTATGGCGACCTCTTTTGATGACAAGGCTAGTAAAGAGTTCTTCAAATCCCAATTGGGTGATTTATCAGCAGCAACCCGCGCAACAACTCGTGCGGCTGCCAAACAACTCAGAGAAGAAATGAAGAAACAAGTACGCCAAAACTTCAAGAGAGGTCGCAACTCCAACGGCTCTTTCTTTAATGCTTTTAAAGTCTATGACCTCGATGAGAACGAAAGACAAGGACCAGCCTCTTACGTTCGCTCCGGTGTCAAGTTCCTAGACATCTTTGAGACTGGTGGAGAGGTTACACCCAAGAATGGCAAGTACCTGATTACCCTAACCCCGGCTGGTGAAAAGATTGGTTTCAAGAGAATTACTAAAGCTAACACTTGGGATTCTGTTTTCAATAAGTATAAGAAGTTCCTGAAGATTATTCAGACCAATAGAGGCATCTTAATAGTCTATGAATTTCAAGGAAGAAGCACTATCGTCTACAACTTTGTAAAGAAGATTAGGCTCAGGAAAAAGATAGACTTCTACGCCGCTGCCGAGAGAATAGCTGAACAAGTACCAGACCAAATAAACAAATTACTTAAATAACTACTAGG